GGATTGAGATGAATGTCGGACGGGATGCAAGAACTGACCGCCAAAGTCGATTTTGAGATGGGGCGTCGTGATTTCAAATACTTTTTTGAAGAGGTATGTGGCAAATACGATCAACGCAACCCGTGGATCTTAACAAAATTTCACAAAGAATGGTACGATTTGTCGGAAGGCAACAGCAAGACCTGTATTATCGCAAGTCGTGACCATGGAAAGTCTGTTTTTTATCGCGTGTATTTGCTTTGGAAAATGGCATATAACCCAGGTACAGAAGTGTTGTTCTTTTCACACAGTCAACACCAATCGATTGAACACATGCAAAAAATGAATGAGTTGATTGAGTCAATACCTGCCCTCCAACATCTCAAACCGAAGCGGGGATGGGCGAAGCAGAAGTTCAAGTTCACAAACAAATCCTCGATCTCCGCTATGTCGGTTGGAAAGGCAGTTCGTGGAGCGCACCCTCAAATTGTAGTCCTTGACGACATATTGTCAAGTGAAGCGCAAACTCAATTGAAACATATCTCATCGTGGTTTTACACCGCATTGTTGCCCGTTCTTCACCACACGGCTCAACTCTGTATTGTCGGAACTCCATTTTCATATACTGATCTGTATGCTGAATTAAAGAAATTAAAATCATACGCTGTTCGAGAGTACCCCGCGATCAATGAAAGATCTGGAGAACCTTTGTTTCCTGAGCGTTGGTCGCTTGAGGCTTTGAACAATCGGCGCAATGATATGACTTCCATCGCGTTCACAAGAGAATATCTATGCAAACCAATTGCAAGCGATGCCAGCCTTTTCCCAGAAGAAGTGTTGAATTCTGTAAAAGATGATCAAATGGCACTTTCTTATTATCCTCGTCCAGATCAGGAATTGAATTATTACATCGGATGGGATCCTGCCATATCTGCAAATCGAAAGGCAGACTATACTTGCATGATGGTCATTGCGATGGATGAGAATAGGCATAAACACATTGTTCATACTCATCACGAAAAAGGAATGGACTTCTCTTCTCAAATCGATAAAATCATCGAATTAAACGCAAGATTCAATCCAGTGATTATCGAATTGGAAACAAACAATTTCGCAATGGCGTTCAATCAAGTCCTTGCTGAGATCGGTGATCTTCCGATAAAACCATTCAATATGAGTCGAATGAAGAAAGAGGCTTTAATTCATACCCTCCAACTGCACTTTGAACGGGGACACCTCATAATCCCCTACAAAGACGAGGGAGCGACTTTGAGATTGATGAATAATTTGCTAACAGAACTCTCCACTTTCACCATGCTCGACAACGGTCGAATGGAAAGTCTTGGAGGACACGACGATATGGTTATGGCCCTCGCTCTCTCCGTTCAGGCTACAAAGGAGTACCGTGACAACATTGTGATACTCGACGCAGAACAATGGCAATCAAGATTGGGGTGGGCAGGTGCTTAAGGAAATCAAGGGAATTGATGGCGTTGAATCCATCGCAGAGGCTTTGCTAAAGTTGGATGCGAACCAAGTTATCGATCAAGAGTTGAAAGTCAATGCTCAAGAGAAAAAAGTTCTTCAAGACAAAAAGCAAGTCAACAGCAAACTTGGAAACGTTGGGAGTCCAAGAGAAGAATCTGGAATAGAAGGGATGGATTCTCCTCAAAGTTCTGCGCCAACACAGCAACCAGGTACTGAATTACTGGGCAAGTCATGGTTCCGAGATAACTTTGGGATGGAGGGAACTGAGATCTGCGAGATATTTATCAAAGGAGGTCGTGAGGATTTGATACCTGTTCTGCAACCTTTGATTCGAGCAGAACGAATTGCTCTCTTAAAATCGTACCCTTCCGTGTCCGAATCATTGATTGATGAGTTGCCATTCACTGATTTTGATTATTCGATGCTCCAAAGGAATCCAAAATCGTTAGAAATCCCATTTAGGCGTCTTGTGAAATCATGGAATGACTCCACAAGCGATCATGAACGAGAGAAATCATATGATGCATGGTCAAATCGTATTTCAAAGAAGGATCATCTAACCATTAGGGAACATGGATTGTTGCAGAAATGTGCCGAATATCTCAATGATAACGGCGCAATGAATGCTCAATCTTTACAATCATATGGGTTTGCTGCCAGTTCCAGTGAAATTTCAATGCTAATCAAATCACATGGATTCCTTTACAACATCTCTGCGGTTGGAACAAGCCAAAAGAAAAACATGCGTGGCACATTTTATGACGTTGAACGAGGAGATCTTATGATCAAAAACGCCGGTGCATTGATCGGGGGATTGTTTGATCATGGAGGGCAAATACAACTTAATCCTCAAGGCTCGCCCCGTCTTATTCTCCCGTTTAATTCAGCAATATGCAAACATTATGCTGACTCTTTGAATAATGAACTGGGAGTCATGGGAGTTATTGCAGAAGGCGATGGCATTGTCATTGAAGGTGAAGACGCTGTTTCAAAATCGCTGGATGTGGCAATACCATTTATCCACAACAAAACAAGCGAAGCAATTATCTTAAAGAAGGCAATTGAATTGGACGATAATGCAATGAGATGTTTGACATATGATCACTCATCGAGTCGCCACAAGGTTTCTCTCTTGAAATCATGGGGCATGTCCGACGAACAATTACTTGCTATGAAGGAGAGTGTTGTAAATGGCTGATCGTAAAAAAATGGAGCGGCTGTTTTCCGCCATCGGAATGGACATGGAAAGGCACACTACCCCAATGCCGTCCATGCCTTTATTCCAATCAGGAATACAAGAACCTGCTTTGTTGCAAGGGATTACCATCCCTGCGCTTTATGCTGCATCGTATGAGTGCGTCGTGCTTCGATCAATCCTAAACCACTTGTCCGTTGAAACATTCCGTAAAGGATTTGGCTGGAAGCCTAAATTTGTTGTAAAGTGCCGTTCATGTGAAGAAACCTACAATCAAGAAGTTGATGAGTGTCAAAAATGTGGAGGAGAAGTTCGCAAAGCCGACAAATCTCAATTGGAATATGCTGAGTCTTTGATTTCTTCACAGAATAATATGTTACAAGATTTCATTGAAATTCTTCGTGAAATTGAAATGGATCTAAACATTGTCGATGATGCATACCTGATCTTAACGAAAGAATACTTTGTTGATCCTGATACCAAGAAGGTGATGTTTTATCGGGTAAAGGAAATCAGTCGAGCAGATCCTATTTTTATGCGGATACTTGCAGATAAGAGAGGGGTTCGAGGTGGAAGCCAATACACAAGTCTTGTTGATCGTACCTTCCGAACCAATGACCCAAAGAAAAAGTGTCCAACAACAGGAACCCCTGTTGTTCCAATTCACTACATGAACCTTGCAGGAGTCGGCAAAGGGCAGGTATATACCGAGGGCGAAGTCATACACATTAGCAAATGGTCGCCATCGAAATTGTATGGTCGAAGTCCTGTTGCAACGATGTGGCGACAAGTCAATACCCTCATTGCAATGGACAACTATGTTTATTCTGCTTACCAAAAGAAGCGTATGCCACGTGGAGTTATGGTGATCAAGTCATCGAACATGGAAACTGTTGAACGAACTGCTCGGAGTATTCAAGAACACCTTGAGCGTGATCCAAATTACATACCAACAATCGGTGTCGAAACTGAATCGGGACGGGGCGGTTTGGAGTATGTCCGAATGATGGACACTCTTGAAGAATTGCAATACATCCCGATCAAGGATGACATCCGCCAGCGTATTGCTGCCTTCTTTGGGGTTTCCAATGTATTTATGAACGATGTATCGGGTGGTGGGCTGAATAACGAAGGAATGCAAATTGTGGTTAGCAATCGTTCCGTCGCTTACGCCCAGTCAATTTACAATCGAGTTCTTTTCCCTCAAATCTCAGAGGCATTCGACGTCACCGAATGGGAATTGAAACTCAACCCGCATGAAGAGGAAGACGAAATCATGCATCTCCGAAGAGATGAAATGGCAATTCGTAACATGATGCAGATGAAGCAAGCCGGTTATGAAGCAAGCCTTCGAGATGGAATTGATGACAAGATATTGCACTTCGACTTTAGGGAGCCAAATCCAGAAGAAGTCGCTGCCGCTCAACAAGCCGCTGCCGCTCAACAAGGAGGACAGGGAGGGCAACAGGTGGCAAAAACGGACGAAGGATTCCTTGATGATCCAAACATCGTCATGAAACGGACAACTTTCGATTCCTCGCGTGGATCGGTAGTAGTTCCTTCTGCCATGCACAACGCAATGGATCCAACAAATGATCTCCCCCCGCTGAGAACGATTAGTCAAAACACAAGAAATTCAGCAGGAGCATCACCAGGTATGGTGAAAAGGCAAGAAGGATCTCCGACAGGCGCAAGCAGCAAGACTGACAAACGGAGTCTAAAATCTCCTGCCGAAGTCGCAACTGATGCAAAGTTGAACCAAATGAAAAAGCGCAATGGATTGGATGAATGAAAGCGCAATGCTCTTTAACAGGTGAAGCATGGGGAAGGATGAGCGACATGACTACAAATTTTGAAATCATTGAAAAAATGGATCCAATGGCTCGTCGGGCTAAGGCGGCAGTTGAGGCAATCACAAAAGCAATCGCAGAGAACAATCGAGATGCAATCGCAAACCACCTGCAAGCCGCAGAGAATGCGATCTCAATGCTAAAAGCAGATCTAAACACACACGACATTCTTGCCAAAGCAATGCAAACCAAGCCAGTAGCAGACCAATTCCTTGGCGCAATCCCACAATTCGATAATACTGCATCGGACTACAATGGAACTGAAAATGCTGTTGCGTTGGGAGTGAGCCGTCATGGACGAGATTCAGGATACTATCAACCGCATCGGGTGATTTGATTTGTACCGGCATTCTGGTTTCAAAGGCCAAAAAAGGTATCATGTGCAAGACATGATTCGCAAACAGCAGCCAATGTTAGGCAACGAACCCAGTGCGGTTTCAACTGCGCCTGTAAAACAACTCATTGATAGCATCGATTCATCGATTGCAATGTTGGCCGAAGAAATCGCCTCTGTTAATCAGTTAATGTCCCAAACAAGAGCGGCAAATGTCGCCGCAGAACCCACTCTAATGCTACAAGAGGCAACAGAACGAATGCGAGCAAAGGTACTCTCTTTGCAAGGCGATGTTGCCATGATCCGGCAAGCACACAACAACATACTTGCAGTTAATCCAATGGTTCCGATGGGCATGGGTCAAGGAAACGATCCAATGCAAGCCTCATCCATGCAACAGCCACCAATGAATATGCCACCTGGCATGGGAGAGGGGCAATAATGTCGGACAAAGATGATGAAATTCAAAACGAACAAGTCGCTTTGATGAAAGAGTTGGTTGGCGAAGTTCGTAAAATGCGCCTACGCATCGACGCCCTCGAAGAAGAAAACATGGGGCTTCGTAAAGCAGTTGACGATCCAGAAACAATCATGAGGAAACATGGCTGGAAGAAATTCACAACTCCTCATGCCGATGAAACATTTGATCCACTGAATCGAAACGTTTCCGACCAATCATTTTCAACGCCATTTGAAGGAAGCGGCGATTTGTTCCTTAAGTCAAGGGACGATCAACTTCGTGAATGGGAAGATGCAGAACGGCAGGTGAAAAATCGATGAGCGTACAATGGTTTAATCCACTAACAGATACGGAAGAAGGACTCCTCTTAACTGAGGTTCAAGAGTTGTTAAAATCCGCAAAAGGATACAAATCTGATCGGGGGCAAAGGGCAGCACCCAAATTGCCAACTCCAAAGAAAAATAAGACTGTGATTAAAAACGATAGGTCCGACAATTGCCCACGGTGCGGAGCAAATCCTCACGAAGAGTGCGGAATGCCTGGTCGAAGCGGAGAGCATCAAGCAATCAATTGCAAATTGAATCCAGTTGCGTTTGATTCAAGGATGGATGATCTTCGAGAACCAGAATCAATCATAGAACACCTTGACGAGAACCATGGAAAAATGAGGCTTCCACGAAAGATTGGCGGTGTCCTTCTAAGAGGCGAAGAATCAAAAGTTGATTATCTGCAAAAGGATGCAGGTCTAAGATCGAGCATTCGTCAAGCAGTTGCTCAAAAAGTTCAAGATTTATTCGTTATGGTTCAAAGCAAATTTGAACCAGGTCTTACTGGAGCGGGAGGAGATATGTTTGGACGAACCGATGAACTTAACGCAATTGAAGAAAAATTGACAGACTTCTTTTACGAATATCTGGAATACGAAATGAGGAGTTCTGGCGGATCTCTTGAAAAGTATGAGAAAGAACCAAGTTCAATGAACAGCGTTCCTCGATTCCAAAATGTGGATGGCGGAATCCCTGTGATCGCACGTGGTTTCACAACCAATCAAAGAATCCCTCACACCGAAGATGGAATCAAAAAGAAAATCATCAGCGAAAAAGCGAAGATCCCCGCTTATGCACAAAAAGGATATACTGCAAAGAGCAGTTCTCTTCACATGCATTTGAATGATGGCGGCAACTCAGGAACTCCTCCAAATCTCGCACGAATTGAAGAAAAATTGGCTAATTTGACTAAAGGATCTTCGGTGAACAATCAAGGCGTGATTGGCGAGATTGAAGGTCTTATCAAGCAAATCAAAAACATTAGCAAAGCAGAAGATCATTATTGTGACGTTTGCGATAGAATCTTTGCAAAGGAAACTACTGCATGGTCAAAGAAAGGCTTGTGCGGCACTAAGGGCTGTGAAGGAAACGAAGATCATCCTCTTTTCGGTTGAGTGATTAAATGACCTCCCATGTTGATCGGCTACGAACCGACGCAATCATTGCGATTCATCGTGGCGTTGATTTCGATTTTGATCCGTTCCTAAAGGCAATAAAGGATACGGATTTGGTCAAGGAAGATATGGCGACAATGCTTGCTATGGGAATGCCCAAGCCCGAATTCCGCATGAATGATCTTTCATCTGCAATGCCTGTATCGTCAATGAAAATTCCCAAGTATTCGGATTTTATGGCAGGTCACACCAAGATCACAAATGATCCTGTGAGGGATTGGATGTCTTCGGCGGCGGATAACCGATACGGAGAACACCATCCCTTTGGAGAGAAATCAAACAGTTGTCCACTGTTGCATGGTTCAGTTCACGGCGATCCTGCGTATGCAGATCACATTGCTCACGCAATGCCTAAATTGCAAGATATTGCGGAAAGAGAACGTGTTCTTGACTACGATAAATCATTTTACGGTGATGCTAAGGAAACAATGTACGACCTTCACAAAAGAGATCGGAATCGGTATTCTCATGTTAGCGATGAGGATTATGAGCAAGGCAAAAAAAACGAGTGGAAGAGTGAATTAGGTTTTGCTCCTTTCTTGTTTGGCCTTGAGTATAACACGCATGAGCAACGAAAATCATTTTTTGATTTATTGGAGTCAATGAACGGAACAGAACCAGGATCTCCCGATTTTCGTTTCTTTCAAAACAAAATGCAAGAGAAAGCAGGTTTGTCTTGGGGTCGAGCATTAAGGAATTGGAGAGAACGATTTACGCCCCTCCTTGGGTGGTGGTTGCGACCAAGTGATCGGCATGGTCCGGTTAGCCCTCTTGGACTTGGACCTGGCATGATGGCAAAGTCGAATAATGCAGACGCTCATGTGATGAGTCCTTGGGTTCACGAAGGCGATAACATCGTTGAATCAACAAACCATCATTGGTGGGATCTCTATACGCCATGGGGTGGGGTTGGAAGAAGCGTTGAATCTCTGCGACAAATGTTTGAACAATCTTATCCAAAGTGGTTTGGTCAAGGGTGGATTTCCGATATGCTCATCAACGAGAATGCCTCTGCATTCATGCAATATGAGCATGACGGAGGAAGTCACTTTCCAAA